TAGGTTGCGACCTGATCTGGGTCTTCGGGGAACTTGAACTTCCTCTTGCCATGCTTGTGTCCGCAGGGCTGACACGACCAGCTAGGGTATGCTTTCATCTTTAGTGATACTAAAACGGACATAGGTCTTCTGTCAACACTTTCTTTTCACCGAAGTGTTCGTTGTAAATTGCCATTGCTTTTTGCATGCAATTCGCAGCCTCCTCTTCGTGGGCTTTTCCTTTAGACCGGAGCAGGATCACCTTGTCCAGCCAGTAGGAACATTCGCGGTATTCTTTGTCTTTAGAATTCATTCTCAAACTTGGAGAGTTCTCCGTTCATTTTCACCTTGATGGCTGTGTTCCTTGGCCCACGGCGGTTCTTTCTGACAACAATCTTACTGCTGTCGGCCTTGTGTTCAATCGAAACTACTTGATCCGAGTGCATGCCGATAGCCCTTGACTCACGGAGTTTCCCTTCGTCGTTAAGCTGGCTAGCGGTGAACATGGCAATCTTATGCCGCATCGCTGCGGTCTTTAGCCTTCTGGCTACCTCCGAGATCGCATTCTCCCTGTTTTCGTTCTCCTTGGATGAGATGATCTGGATGTAGTCGCAGCAGACTACTTCCGCCGATCCGTTCCCCGCATACATGTTTATCGTAGCTTCTATGTCATCTATATCCGATATCCCGTCGATCACCTCTATGGGCATCTTCTGTAGTTGAGCGAATACCTCGCCAAGTTTTGGTAGTTCCCAAGCATGCTTCTCGCGATACTCCTCCGCGTCACGGATTGGGACTCCAGCGATCTGCGATGCCATCCTACGATAGATATCATCAGCCGACATTTCGAGAGATAGGAACAATACCTTCCTTCCCAAGTGTAGGTTCGCTATGGCGGCTTGGACGAGGAGGATCGATTTGCCTCCTCCGGTTTCAGCGGCGACTGTCATCATCTCGCCCGCATGGAGGCCACCCTTGAGGTTCTTGTCCAACATGAAGACGCCTGCTGGGAATACCTTCTCATCCTTCTTGCCCTCCATTTCATCGATGATGTCGGATAGGATATCCCTCTTGGCGCGGCGGGGCTTAATGTCCGGCTCCAAAGCAGTCGTTATCGTTAACGATAATTTGGCGAGGTCGGCCTTTCCGTTCCTGATCTCGCCTTCCATCTCCTCGTAGGTGGCTATGAAGTCGCGGTATGCCTTCGCCTCCCTTAACTGGACGCGATATTCGTTTGCCGTATCGAAACAAACCTTACCGGATGGCATGAGGTTGGTCTTGAGAATCTCGACCACTTGCTCCTCTCCACCCGCTGCTTCCAGCTTCCCATCCGCCTCAAGTTGGGCAATGGCGTTAAAAGGTTCGCAGGCACCCGTTCGGCTATGGAACCCCTCGATTGCCTCGAAAACGATTCTATGGGGCTTTAGCGCGAAAAGCGAGGCATCCCACTTCTGTTGGGCAAGGATGGTTTGATCTTGGACGAGGAGGCTGAGTGCGGCAGCTTCCACTTTTTGGCGTATTGGGACTTTTTTCATTTGGTTCAGATCGTTGTGGGTTTCCAGTCTTCTTCGGGTGCGAGTCTCTCGACTACGCGGTTGATCCAGTTGCAAACGAACTGGCGGGTTTTCTTTCTGGTTGTGTTGGCGAGGAGCCAGTTGTCCATCTTTTTCATTTCCGCATCGAAATCGACGCGGGGGTTGGCTTCACGCAGTTGGGCGATAAACGCCTCATCAGCGAGTTTAGCCGCCCGTGGCTTCTTGGGGGGGGGAATCTCGTTCCGCGCCTTATTGTGCTTTTGTCCACTGTTGGGGGGTCGTGAATCAATTGCGTCAGCGATTGGTGGAAAGTGAAGATCGAGATCTTCCTTGGTTTCGATCACTTTTATGCCATTTGCCTTTGGTGGTTCACTTTTGGGTTCCTTATGACGGTTCATATTAGCCAGACTAACACCAGTTACCCCCTCCCCCCCCTCACATATGTTACCCCCTCCCCCGTTAACACCAGTTACCCCCTCCCATGACCATATTCTGGAAGGCGAGGTAACCTGTAGAATCGTCTCCTTTGTTATAAAATCGCTCCCGAATTTATCACAATTGATCGTGTAAAGGTTGCTGGTTTGCCTTCCAAAGTTATCCTCTCGTTCATCTTTCTTGACCACACCAACGAGAGAAAGCGCGTTGATGTATTTTTTGGTCATTGCTTCTGAAAGATTGGATTTCATGGCGATCTTCTTCATCGAAGGCCAGCAGCTTCCTTCATCATTGCAGCAGTCAGCTAAAGACAAAAGAACCAAGCGGGCGTTGCCTTCAGTCCGAGATTTCTCAAAGACTTCAGACATTATTTTTATACTCATTTTTAGAGGGCCGCGCCCCCTTACCGCCTAAATGCCCGGCGAACTGACGGGTGAAGAATATTCGGTAAGGGAGCCGCGATATAGTTTGTTGTTCAATTTATCCATTTAGGTTTAGCGTCTGTTCTTCACGCAGACGGCAGGATTTCTCCTACAAGGCCGAGACTATCAGGTCATCGGCGCGAGTCAATACTTTTTTTCAAAATGGAGCTTCAGCGATTCCATCGTTCATTCCGAATGTGTCCACATCCCCGCGAGTCCATGTCTCGATGTTGTCCATGAAGATGTCCCACCATTGGTCAAGCTGTTCTTCGTTTGGCAAGTTGAGGACACTCATCTTTTGATGGATTTCGACCTCTGGCTTTTTCAAGTGCATCTCGCTCCAGATGATCCTGCCCTTGGATTTCGCGGCTGCGACCAGTGTGCAGTTGGGCCGGATGCCCATGACCATGTATCCTCCGCCATCTTCAACGGATTCGTATGTTGAGATGATGCCTTGGTTCATTATCTCACAAAATGCCATGTTTGTGGCAACGAGGCTGCGTCTGGCTGCCTCAATTAGCTTGTAAGCGTTTTCGTCTGTTATGTTTGTGATGTCCATTACTCCATTTAATCATAAAATACTTGACTTGTCAATAATGGAATTTAATCTGTCACTCTGAATGAATCAAAGCCACGATCTCAAAGTAGCCTACGAGAACTACCTTGCCTCTATCGAGAAGAGCAAGGAGATCAGGCATTCTGCGAGAATGTTGTTTGGCACATCACTAAAGCAGACAAGAAAGCATCTTGGCATGACAGTTCGCGAACTTGGCGCGCGGATCGGAGTGACGGGGAGCCTGATCAACCAAGTGGAAACAGTCTGCAAAAGCATCTTGAAGCCGGAACACATAGACAAGATTGTATCACTATGCTACGAAGAAAAACCCCGTTGCGGGCAAAAACAGGATTCAAAAAGCGCGGAGGTAGGCTGAATGCAGTATCGAAAAAAGGCAGAGAAAAAAGTAAAGCGTATTCTGAAATCAGAAAGCAATTCCTCTGGGACAAAAACTTCACATGTGAAGCCTGCGGCGGGCAAGCAACAGACATCCACCACAAAAGCGGGAGAGGAAAGAACCTCCTCGCGAAGCATACTTTCATGGCTTGCTGCCGATCCTGTCACGACAGAATCCACGCAAATCCCGCGTGGGCGAGGGAAAAAGGATACCTAATTTATGAATACAAAGTTTGAGAGCTTAGTCACATGCAGAGGATTTATCGTTGACGATAAACCAAACAAACTGCGCTTCATGCAGGACTACAACGACTGCTGGATACAGAAAGAGAACATTCGCAAAATCGAGCCTATCGAGAAGACGAGCGAGGGCTACACCTACGCACTCATCACGGTGCAAGAGGAACTAGCGAATGCGCTTGAACTAGAAGGTGTCCTAGAATAGCCTTGGCATATAAAGCCAGACTTGATCTTTGAAACAAATTTAGCTAGACTAGGGGAAAAGAGGCTCCATGCCTCGTCCTGTAAGTTCCATGGAAACGACAAAGGCTTACCCTAGTCCGGCTTGTATTTTGATCGGCGGCGTGGAAGCCGGGTGAAGCTCTGCTCACCCGCATCTGGTTGACGAAAGTCTTGCAGGTGAGACACGCAAATAGAGGATGACGAACACCTCAATAAAAACGGCTATCGAATTAACTGGAGTAGCGCCCAGTCCGATCAATTAATTTCCCCGTTCCTATGTCAGACGAAGTAGGTTCTCGGAACTGAAAAGCGCGATGTGGCAAGGCTTCTGGTTGTCTGGAGGAGCATCGCGGCGGGGGAAACAATTTGCGGTGGAGCATTGAGGGCGGCACGCCACTAAGTCGTAGCTTGGGGCGGGCGAACAGGACCAGTAATGGCGACCATTCCCCTTACTTGACGCGGGAAACCGTGCCTTTTCAAGGAAGCGCATCAAGCAGCCGAGCGACCTGAACTCCATCGCAAACCATTTTGCCCCGCCCCGCCTCTTAACAATGCGCAATTGGGCGGGTCTTTTTTAATCCTCGCCCCAATCTTGCGAGGCATACTCTTCGTCGGGCATATCGACCTTCTTCTCGTCCCGCGCCCAGAATCGATTAGTCGGAACAGGTTTATCGTTACCGATAAAAACGAGTCCGTATCGGCGGGCCATCTCTACGGCATAGCTGAAACTATCCGCAAGGTCAGGCGATGAACCAATCCGCGCTTTGTAATCATTCTTAGTTTCGATACTGATCTTCTTATTCTTTATGAAGTATCTCCGCAGGCAGAGTTCCCGACCTAGTTCTGTAGCGTAATCCACTCCAAATAGCACACGACTTTTGAACCCGTGAAATATGCTATAATGGTATTCAGATACCAGTCTGTCATAGACTTCATTACATGGACGCTTATCGACATCGGCGGCGATTCGGTCGGTTGGTTTACCCATTGAGCTAATCAGCACGATGCTATGCCCGCTGGATTCATACTTGAGCCACTCGCGGATGATAGCTTGAGCCACCCGCCCGCCATCTCCAGAGACATCCATACCGAATCGTTTTGGTTCTACTCCCGCCTCGCGGCACAGGCGAATTGTCTCTATGGCAAGCTGGACTTCAAACTCGGCGCTGGCAGTAGCAGATATTTGAATGACATGCTGCTTTTCCAGATAGAGGACACGATTCCTAGTTCCGCGCACATAGCCAAGTTTCCCGATAGTCAGCACACACCTGTCCCCACCAGCGGTGAAGGCGGTATCGAATCCCGCGACCTTGACCAACCCTTCAGAGTCCCATAGTGGCTCTTCATTGGTATTGGCATTACGGATCACATCTGCGGTCAGGATCGTCTGGGCAAAGCCGGACTTGGGCCACCATCCGATGGCATTGCGAACATAGTCCACAGCATTCTCGTCCCCATAGCACTGCTTAAGCATCTGCGCCTGCTTCGTCCTGTCCATGAGGAATGGGAAAGGAGACGGCTCTCCAGCCGGGGCTTGGAAGTTCGGGGACTTCATGCCGTTGTAGAACAAACAGATGCCAGTCTCCGTCTCCCACTTATCCATCCCCATATCCACACCATCAAAATTCGTAGCGCCTTTTGGCATACACCACCGAGTGTGAGGATTGTCACCTACAGAAGGGTTGCCGATACCGATAAACACCTTGTCATCGTTGGAGGTCAGGTTCACTTTCGCAGTCAGCGCACCCATTTCCATTTCAGGCAACTCATCAAGGGCTAGGCGCACTCTGTCATTTTTCCTACCACGGGTAGTGTCGACTGCTTTCTTGCCCTCGTTACCTTGTGGGAATGCCAGAGCCTTAATCGCATTGCGGTAGTCCTTATCATCATCGCCCGTAGCCCCGCCCCACACAATCATGTGCCTGTAATCTACAAGGTTTCCGATCTGGTTTGAAGCACACTTCCACAGCTTTGAGATGATACCCCAAATACGGTCTTCCGAAGCACCAAGAGTAGTCGTAGCCACCCAAGCAGATGTGCAGTGCGGTGCGGCACACCAATCCAAGTAAACCCACAATGCAACAGGGAAGCTCTTTCCCATCGATGCCGCGCCCGCGAGAACTACATCGTCATTGTTGCAGAGTTCTTCCAATGTCCTCAAAAGTTGGGTATTCGTATAGCCCCTATTTTTAATGACCACATCAGTGGGCCACATATACTGAACGGCCTTGATGAAGTGTTCAAATGGACTGAGTAGATTGAACTCCGATAAGTCCAATCCCTTTTTCACACAATAGGTTTTGCCATACTGCCCGCGAGTAATCGCATAGCAATATAGCTCTATTTCAAGCTGATTCATGTTTTCGGGAAAAAGCATCCCGTATTGCCTGATACCATTTTGACCAACAAAATCTCTTGACACGCGAAGTAGAAAACTACATCTTCCAGCTTAAATCAAGATGAAACTGAAGGATCAAAATCTTTCTCCAGTGGGTGGTTGGTATTTCAAGTATGACCTCAAGCGCGGCGATCTCACATTCCCCGCGAAGGTTTACGGAAGCACATTCAAGAGCCTAATCTCAAATATCAAGAAGGATATGGATGCAAACAAGCACCCAATCCCCGCCGATCTTGAGTATCAGGTCGAGCATCAGATTTGTCTTCGCCAGCCAGAGGATCGATGCTGGAGTCAATCAGGCGATGTTGTTGCAAATGTTATACACGGAGTCGCCCGCGTCATAGACAAAGTAACCGGAACAAAGCTGGAGAAAAAGGCGAAGGGCTGCGCGACTTGCGGCAAGCGGAGGGACAAGCTGAATAAAATCCTTTGAAAAATGATTATCGTCAACGATAATTAACGAATTATGCCAATCTCAGTAGGAAACGACAACTTTACTTTGCTGACCCTAGGACCGGACGGCAATCCCCCCGAAACACGAATCTCCTCCGCGAACCATGCTTGGTCAATCGCGGACAATCTGGCGAGGAACAATGTCGGGCGGGAGAACAAAAGGATCAGGGTCTACAAATCCTACAAGAGGTTCCCTCCTACTGGATACAGCAAGATTGCAGAGAAGAGGCTTCCATTCAGTTCTGATGTGAACTGGGGGACACTAGAGGCAATCGTAAACAATCAGAAATCAAGTTATTATGACATCATCACGGAGAGGCAAGCATGTGCCACGATCAAAACAAAGTTCGGGAACAAGAGGGAACGCCTCATGCACTCGGAGAACATCACGCAAGCGTTCGACCAAGCGATCCGCGAATGGCCCGGCTACCTCTACAACAAAGAGCAAGACATCGAAGAAATGCTGCTCTACGGAAAAGGCATCGGCATGTGGGAAAGTCCAGTCGGGTGGATGCCGAAGCATGTCTTTCTATCTGACCTTCTTTTTCCAGATGATGTCAAAGTGGATTTCTCCAATCTTGAAGAGTTCGTTGTTCGCCGCAGACCGACCCCCTACGAGCTTTACAAAATCATCCAAAATCGCGATGCGGCAGAAGCCCTCGGCTGGAATGTAGACGCTACAATCG